TGTCGAGAAAAACGCTGTTCACTCTCTAATTATGCCGAGAAAATCAAAAAAAGCCAAAGATAACTATATTTACGCTTACTATCAGGGCATCAAGTCCGGGAATATCTGCGTTTGCCGGTGGGTCTCTGCGATTTATGAGTATCTAATCGCGGGAATCGAGTCAAAACGCTTTTTCTTCGACCAGAAGAAGGCGGACGCGGCCATTGAATGGATCGAATCGCATTGTTTCCACACCGAGGGCCGTTTGGCACCTGGGCCGCTGAAGCTGGAGTTGTGGCAGAAGGCATTCCTGTCTGCGGCATTTGGGATCGTGGACAAAGACGGAGAGCGGCAGTTCCGCGAGGTGCTGCTGGTCGTCGCCCGGAAGAACGGCAAGTCTCTCTTGGCGGCTGCCATCGCGGCGTATATTTGGCGCTGCGAAGGCGGCTATGGAGCGAAGGTATTCTGTCTCGCACCGAAGCTGGAACAGGCAGACATCATCTACAACAACGTCTGGCAAATGACGACGCTGGATCCAGAATGGCAAGAGCTGAAAGAGATCCTCAACGAGCGCGACACGCACAACGTCAAGATCAACGACGATTCCATGCTGGCAAAGCACCGGCAATCGGATCTGTCCATTATTGGCATGAATGCCACGGTAAAAAAGATCGCGTTTTCCGCGAAGAAGTCGGACGGCTTCAATCCTTCGCTGTGCATCTGCGACGAGATCGCGGCATGGGAAGGGGATAAGGGCCTCAAACAGTATGAGGTCATGAAGTCCGGCATGGGCGCTCGTCCTGACGGGTTGCTTCTCAGCTGCACGACGGCGGGCTATGTGAACGACAGTATCTATGACGAGCTGGTCAAGAGATCTACACGGTTTTTGATGGGCGACAGCAAGGAAACGAAGCTGCTGCCTTTTTTATACACCATCGACGATGTCGAGGCATGGAACGACATCAACGAGCTGCGGAAATCGAATCCGAATCTCGGCGTTTCCGTTTCTGTCGATTTCATGCTGGAGGAGATCTCCATCGCGGAAGGGTCTCTGTCGAAAAAGGCGGAGTTCCTGACGAAATATTGCTGTGTAAAACAGAACAGCAGCACGGCATGGCTGACGGCTCACGACGTGGAGCAGATGAGCGGCCCAGCGCTGTCGCTGGACAATTTCCGAAACAGCTACGCGGTCGGCGGCATCGACCTGTCGCAGACGCGAGACCTGACGGCCTGTTGCATCATCATCGAGCGCGACGGGGAATTGTACGTCTTTGCGAAGTTCTTTTTGCCGCGTGAGCGCATCGACGAGGCCATCCAGCGGGACGGCGTTCCGTATAACCTTTTCATCCAGCGCGGGATCCTCCAGCCGAGCGGAGACAACTTCGTGGATTATCACGACTGCGAGGCGTGGTTTCGGCAGCTGGTGGAGGAATATCAGATCTTCCCGCTGCAAGTCGGTTATGACCGCTATTCCGCGCAGTATCTCGCTCAGAACATGAAGGCGTATGGCTTCCAAATGGACGACGTATTTCAGGGGGAGAATCTCTGGCCGGTGCTTCAAGAGATGGAAGGGCTGATTGCTGACGGCAAGGTGCATATCGGCGACAACGATCTGCTGAAGGCCCATCTGCTGAACGCTGCCATTAAGATGAGCAACGAGCGCGGACGCGGCAAGCTGGTGAAGGTCAATCCGTCTCTGCACATTGACGGCACGGCAGCGCTGTCTGATGCGTTCACCGTTAGGCAAAAATGGGCTGCCGAGATAGGGGAGCAGCTGAAAAACGAGGGGTGATTCATCACGGGACTTTTTGATTTCATTTTCAAAAAAGCGCCGCAGCCGGTTGGAAACTATGGCGGCGAATGGAAGATGCTGACCGGCTATGAGCCGCATTTTACGACCTATGGCGGAAACATCTACGAATCCGAGCTGGTGCGGGCGAGTATCGACGCGATTGCGCGTCACGCTTCCAAGTTGTCGGTACAGACATACGGCGCGGCGAAGCCCAGCTTGCAGCTGAAGCTGTCGCACGGCCCGAACGAGCTGCAATCGTGGTCTCAGTTCCTGTACCGGCTGGCGACGATCCTGTACGTCCATAACACGGCGTTCATCGTGCCGGTGTATGACCAGTACGGTGAGCCGAGCGGCGTTTTCGCTCCGCTGCCGGAGAAGTGCGAGGTCGTGCAGTACGGCGCGGCGAAGATTCCATATCTGCGATATAAATTCGGCTGGGGCGAGACAGCGGCCATCGAGCTGGAGTTCTGCGGCGTGATGACGCGATTTCAGTATCGGTCGGATCTTTTCGGCGAGACCAACCGGGCGCTGCTGCCGACGATGGATCTCATCAATATGCAGAATCAGGGCATACAGGAAGGCGTGAAGTCGGCGGCGACATATCGCTTCATGGCCCAGCTGTCCAACTTCGCAAAGGCCGAGGATCTCGCGAAAGAGCGCCAGCGCTTCACGGCTGAAAACTTCAGCAAGGACGCGAAGGGCGGCGGCCTGCTGCTATTCCCGAACACATACCAGAACATACAGAAGATCGACGCGAAACCGTTCGTCGTTGATGCGGATCAGATGTCCGTTATCAACCGGGCGGTCTTTGATTATTTCGGCGTCAATGAAGACGTGCTGACGAATAGGGCCTACGGCGACGCCTGGGCGGCGTTCTACGAGGGCTGCATCGAGCCGTTTGCCATCCAGCTGTCCGAGGTGATGACGCGGATGCTGTTCACGTTCCGGGAGCAGTCGTCCGGCAACTATGTCGCGGTCACGTCGAATCGGCTCCAGTACATGACCAACGCAGACAAGCTGAATGTCAGCGCGGCGATGATGGATCGCGGCATCATGTCCGTGAACGAGGTGCGCGAGATCTGGCAGCTGCCGCCGGTCGAAGGAGGAGACGTGCGGATCGTGCGCGGCGAGTATTACAACGCAGACGAGAAGATCGTAACGGAGGAAGTAGGGCCGACAGAATGAGGCGAGTCGCTGTCTACGCCGGAACGCGCCGCGTTTACGAAATGATGACGTGCGCTGCGAAGTCGCTTCTGGCTCACACGCGCATGGATCGCGTTTACTTCCTCATCGAGGACGACGAGTTCCCGGAGGAGCTTCCGGATCTCATCGAGACCATCAACGTCAGCGGACAAAAGTGGTTTGATCTTGACGGGCCGAATTACAAAAGCCGCTGGACGTATATGACGCTTATCCGGCTGGCGTTGCCGATTCTGCTTTACAACGAGTCCCGCGTCCTCTGGCTGGACATTGACACCATCGTGGAGGACGACATCGGAGATCTTTTCGACATAGACATGATGGGCAACTACGTCGCCATGGTGCGGGAGCCGCCGCGTTGTTCTCAGCCGTTTATCTATCACAATGCCGGTGTGATGCTGATGGATCTCAACGCGATTCGTGCAGACGGAATCTGGCAGAAATGGATCCGGCTGGTCAATTCGCAGCCGTTCACAGCGCCTGATCAGGACGCAATCAATCTTATCTGTCAGGGCGAGATCTTGGAGCTGCCGCCGGAATACAACACCGCCGGGGTTATCACACAGGACACCGCCGAGCCGTTGATAAGGCATTACGCCGGTTATCTGCGGGGGAGCGGAGAGAACGCGTTTCGATATTACGCAAGAAAAAAATGGAGGGTGATCACATGATTCCCAAGACAATTCAGCAGAAGCTCGACGAGGGCCGCAGCTATCGCGACGTTATCGAGATCCGCGCCATCATCGGCGAGGAGGAAGAAGCGGTGGAGCGCAAGATCGTCGAGGGCTATGCCACGACGTTTAATGATCCCTATACGCTTTGGGAGGACGACGACTATCGCGTCATTGAGCAGATCGACGCGAGGGCCTTTGAAAGTACCGACATGAGCGACGTAATCATGCAGTACGACCACGAAGGCCGCGTCTTCGCCCGGACGAGCAACAACACGCTGGAGCTGACCGCCGACGGCCACGGGCTGCACGTCCGCGCCGATCTGGGCGGGACGGAGATCGGTCGTCAGCTCTACGAAGAAATCAGAGGCGGCTATACCAGCAAAATGTCTTTCGGCTTTACGGTCGAGTCCGACGAGCGGCTGATCACCGAGGCGGACGGACAGCAGACCATTCTGCGGACGATCACCGGCATCCGCAAGCTGTATGACGTTTCGGCGGTATCGCTGCCAGCCAATAACGCAACGGAGATCTCGGCCCGGAGTTTCTGCGAGGGAGTCATCGCAGAGGCAGCGGAGGAGCGCCGGAAAGCGGCTGAGATCGAAAACCGCAAGCGGAAAATTAAAATTCTTTTGGAGGTTTGACCATGGAAGTCAAAGACATGACGGTCGAACAGCTGGAGGCCCGCAAGGCAGAGATCATTGATCTGCTGGATGCAGAAGACGCCGATCTTGACGCTATCGAGGCCGAAGTCCGCTCGATCAAGGAGGAGCTGGAGTCCCGCAAGAACGCGGAGGCCCAGCGCGAAGAAATCAGAAAGGCCGTCGCCGCTGGTGCTGGCGAGGTCAAAGAACATTTTGAGGAGGAACAGAGAATGTCCAACATGGAAATCCGCAACAGCGCCGAGTATGTCGAGGCGTTTGCAAACTACATCAAGACCGGCTCCGACAAGGAATGCCGCGCTCTGCTGACCGAAAACGTCTCCGGCGCTCTGCCTGTGCCTGAGTTCGTGGACAGCATCATCCATACCGCGTGGGAGAACGACGAGATCCTGTCCCGCGTCCGCCGCGTGTATATCCGTGGCAATCTGAAGGTCGGCTTTGAGCGCAGCGCCGACGCTGCCTGGGTGCATACCGAAGGCACGACCGCAGTCACCGAGGAGTCCCTTCTGCTCGGCATCGTGACGATGATCCCGGCGAACATCAAGAAGTGGATCCGCATCTCCGACGAGGCCGTCGCCATGGGCGGCGAGGCCTTCCTTCGCTACGTCTACGACGAGCTGACCTATCAGATCATGAAGAAGCTGGCCGCTCTGGTCATCGCCGACATCGTGAACAGCCCGTCCAGCTCCGACGAGGACGAGGTCGGCGTGCCTGTCGTCAATGCCGCGCCCAGCGTGACCGCGATCCCGACCGCCGCTGCCAATCTCAGCGACGAGGCCCGCAACGTCGTGGTCATCATGAATCGCCTGTCCGAGGTCGCGTTCCTGACTGCGGCTGCCGCCGGCAACTTTGCAATTGATCCCTTCGCGGGTCTGACGAAGATCTACACCAGCGCTCTCCCCGCCTATGCGACGGCGTCTGACAATGCTCCGTATGCCATCGTCGGCGATCTGTCCGGCTGCACCGTCAACTTCCCGGAGGGTGACGGCGTTGTCATCAAGTGGGACGACCTCTCCGAGGCCGAGGCCGATCTGGTCAAGGTCGTGGGCCGCATCTATGCCGCGCATGATGTGACTGGTCCTGGCAAGCTGGCCAAGATCACCAAGCCCGCTGCTGTCACGACCTGATGAAGCTGCTGCTCATACAGGCAGCGCGCATCAACCATAAAGCGGGGGAGATCGTCGAGGTCTCTCCCGCACAGGCCGAGTTTCTGATCTCCGTAGGCGCTGCCGTCATTTCCACAACGGAGGTCAAAGAAACGGCGGCTCCGAAGCGTGAGACGCGGAAAGGTACGGCTAAAAAATGAAACTGCTGATTGCGATTCCGTGCATGGACACCGTGCCGGTCGTATTTATGGAGAGTTTGCTGAAGCTATGTCGGCGTCTGGATAGTGATGGCGCGGATTATGAGGTCGCTATCGAGTCCGGGACGCTGATATACATGGCGCGGGACAGACTTGCATCCAAGGCCGTGAATAACGGCTACACGCACGTCCTGTGGCTCGATTCGGACATGGTATTCTCCGACGCTATTGTCGAGGATCTCCAGTTCTCCGGCAAGAGCTTTGTCAGCGGGATCGCGCATGGCAGACGCAGCCCGTTTTTGAGCTGCCTTTTCAAATCTCTGGATCTGTCCGCGCTGGAGCGGTGGAAGGGCGAGGATTATCCGAAGGACACGTTTGAGGTCGCCGGGTGCGGCATGGCCTGTGTTCTGATGGAGTCAAAGATCCTCAATGAGGTCTTCTTGAAGTTCAATACTTGCTTTATGCCTCTCCTGTCCTACGGCGAGGATCTGAGCTTCTGCAAACGTGCCGTCTCGCTCGGTTATCATATTTACGCCGAGCCGACGGTGCGGCTTGGTCACGTCGGCCATTTGACCGTCTGGCCGGAGGACGCTGCGAGGTACGCAAATGAAATCCATTAGGGTACTGATCGCGGCGCCGCTGAAACAGGAGCGGAAGATCTTCAAAGAGTATCAGGACGGCATTGACCGGCTGATTCTGCCGGACGGCGTGAGCATTGACCGCTTCTATGTCGTGAATGACTGCCCGAACATCATCCAAGACATCCGTGACAAGTATATCGTCATTGACACCGGCGACCAGTACACAAAGATGCCGGACGACCATTTCTGGACACAGGACAATCTGGAAAAGATGCCGCGTCTTCGGAATGCGCTCGTTCGTCATGCGCTGGAAGGTGGTTATGACTATCTGTTCAGCGTGGACACCGATCTTGTGCTGCATCCGGCGACGCTTCAGACGCTGCTCGATGCGGACAAGGATATTGTCAGCGAGATCTTCTGGACAAAGGGATGGTGTAACGCCTGGATGTATGGCCAGTCTAGCGGAATGTCAGACGAATGGAAGACGCCCGGTCTTTACCGCGTCGGCATGACCGGCGCCTGTACGCTCATGAAGATGGACGTATTCCGTGCCGGAGTCAACTATTCGCCTATCGACAGTCTGACGAAGACGCTCTGGGGCGAGGATCGCTGGTTTAGCATCCGCGCCGCCTGTCACGGCTTTGAGATGTGGGTAGACTCGCATTATCCGGCGGAGCATTTGTTCACAGAAGCAATTTATCAATCATTTATCGCGAGGAGGGACGGCAATGCCTGATCCTGTTCCGACAATTTTACAAAAGGTCAAGCTGGCGCTGCGGATCACCGTGAACGACTACGACGTGGATCTGAACGGTCTGATCGACGCGGCGAAGCTGGATCTCGGCATCGCCGGAGTCACGCTTCCGGTTTCGCTTGACGCGATCTGCGACAGGGCCATCATTACTTACTGCAAAGTCCACTTCTCGGCGCTCACGGACGGGGAGTTCTCCCGGCTGAAAGCGTCCTACGACGAGCAGAAGGCCCAGCTGGTAACGGCGACCGGCTATACCGTGTGGGGTGATGCCTGATGATGCGATCGGACGTGCTGACGCTGATCAGCGAAACGCCAGAAGCTCATGGGATCTTCGACACCAGAACGGAAACGAAGCGGACGGTCTTCTGCTACGTCAAAAGCGTGGGCCATACGGAATACTTTGAGGCGCTGTCCCATTCCCTTCAGCCGACGTTCGTCTTCGTGCTGCGCGATTACGCCGAGTACAAAGGGGAGAAGGTCTGCGAGTATCACGACACGCGTTATCGCGTCATTCGGACGTATATCACGGCCCAGCAGACCATTGAGCTGACCGTAGAGGATGCGACCGTTGACATGGACGAGCCGGTGACGACCGAGGGGGTGCTGACCGATGGATGAGCTTGTGACCGCGCTGAACGCGACGGAGCTGAAGTTTGCCCATTTTGGATGGAGTAAAGCACCGAAGGGCGATTATGGCGTCTATGCCGAGGACGGCGCGAATGACCTGGTCGCTGGCAATGTCCATTCCGAGCGCGTTGTGGAAGGGACAATCGACTATTTCACGCGAGACGCTTCCATGGCAGCCAAGGCGACTATCGAGGCCGCGCTGAACGGCGTCCCGGTGGCGTGGCGGCTGAACAGCATCCAGTTTGAAAACGATACGGGTTACATCCATCTAGAATGGGTGTTTCAAGTTCAGGGGTGATCCCGTGGCAACGATAAAGCTGGAGGGAATGGACGAATACGTCAAGAAGCTGACTGCGCTTGGCGCGAATGTCGAAGGGTCAATAAAACGGGCCGTTTATCCGGCTGCGGGCATGGTGATCGAGGAGATCAAACGGAATTGCCCGGAGGACAGCGGAGATCTTAAACGGTCAATGGCGCTTGTCAAGTATCAGAACGACGACGGATATATCTATACGCAAGTCGTTTTTGACGGTTACGACCATAAAGGCGTCCCGAATGCGCTGAAGGCCAACGTGTTGGAATCCGGCAGCTCCACGCGCAAGAAACAACCATTCATCCGACCGGCGGTAAATCGCGTAAAGCTGGCCGCCGAGTTAATGATAGCGAACGAGTTTGAAAAAATCTGCGAAGAAAAGATGAATCAATAAGGAGGAATCATAAATGGCTGGTATTGGCCTTTATGGCGTTTACTACGCGAAGGCGTCTCTGACCGATGGAGTCCTGACCGGCTACACCGGCGGCATGAAGCAGATGGGCAAGGCCATCAGCGCGTCCTTTGAGCCGACGCAGGCCGACGGCAATCCGCTCTATGCCAACAACGGCATCGCGGAGCGCGACATTTCCGTGGCGTCCGGCGGTGAGCTGACGCTGACGCTCGACCGTCTGAAAGAAGCGGCTTATGCCGACCTGTACGGTCTGACCGTCAAGGCGGCGACCGTGCTGACGAGCGTGGGTGGCAGCGGTTTCGATTTTACGGGCGAGGAGACCGGCAACGTGGTCGGCGTGGCCTTCGTCCGCTGGAATCAGGAGGACAACAGCCGCGCTCACTATCAGGCGGTCATTTTCAGCTATGTGCTGTTCAGCCCGCCGTCCGACAGCTATCAGACGCTGGGCGAGACTGTCGAGTGGCAGACGCCGGAGATCACCGGCACGGTCAGCGGCGGCGCTGTTACCGGGGCGCTTCCTTGGCGGAAGGTCTACGACTTCCCGTCTCAGGAGGCGTGCATTGCGTTCATCACGTCCTATTTCGGCGCGTGATAGAAAGCGAGGGAATCTGTGAAACTGAGCTACATTCAGCTCGGCGATGAGGAGAAGCGGCCTGTCTGCTTCTCCTTGTCTGCCATTGAGGACATTGAGGAAGCTTTCGGCGGCCTCGATGCCATGCAGAAACAGCTTGTTGCCGGAAAGGTAAAAGCTATTAACACAGTTCTGGAAATCATGCTCCGCGCTGGCGAGGCCTATTGCAAAGGGATGGACATTCCTTGCCCGCCTCCGCTCAAATGCAGACCGGCGGATCTGATCGACGTGCGTGACGGATCTATCGTTCATCAGATCTTCGACGCGATCCAAGGCGACACGGAGCGCAACATCGAAACACAGGGAAAAAACTGAGATCCCACGCTGGCGAGAAATTCTCACCGGCGTGGGTCTATTTTCATGCGGCCCGCGCTGGGCTGTCGCGGCGTGAAGCGGCATATCTTCCCATCGGATCCGTGATGGATCAGATCGCGGTCTGGTTGATCGAGGAGAAGGGAATGAAGCAAAGCCACGCGAGGGACGTTTTTGACTAGGTGGTGAGACCATGGCGAACAACATCGGGCCGAAAATCGGCGTCCAAGGCGAAGCCGAATTTCGGAGAGAAATCTCACAAATCAACACATCGCTGAAAACGATGGGCGCGGAGATGGACAAGGTAACGACCTCGTTCATCGGAAACGAGAAGTCTGTCGAGGCGCTGACCGCAAAGAACGAGCTGCTCCAGGCGAAGTTCGACGAGCTGTCCAAGAAGGCAGACACGCAGCGGGCGCGGCTGGCCGAATTGGACAAACAGGGCGTGGATCCTACGTCCGCGTCTTATCAGAAGCTGCTGCAAGATCTCTATAAGACCGAAGCGCAGATGAACAAAACCGAGGCGGAGATCAAAGATAACGCCTCGCAGATGGACAATCTCGGAAAAGAGACTGACGACGTTGCCAAGAGCTTGGACAAGGGCGGAGAGTCTGCCAAGCGCATGGGCGATAATCTGAAGGCCAATCTGCTTTCGGAGGCCATTATCGGCGGCGTGAAGGCGATGGGAGAGGGCCTCAAGAAGCTCGGCTCCGCTATCCTCGACGCAGCTGCCGCTGCGGACGATCTGAACACGCTGGCAGTCACGTCCGGCATTACGACGGAGGAGCTGCAAAAGCTACAATATGCCGCCGGAACGGTTGATGTTTCCGTGGAGACGGTCGCCGGGGCCATGGGCAAGCTGACCAAGACAATGAGCAGCGCGGAGAGTGGGACCGGCGCGGCTGCGGATGCATTCGCAAAGCTCGGAATTGCTGTCAAAAACGATGACGGCACGTTCCGGGACCGTAACGAAGTGTTTCAAGAGGCCATCGCTGCGCTGGGCGAAATCGCGGACGAGACGGAGCGCGATGCCACGGCTATGGCCATCTTCGGCAAGAGCGCCACGGAGCTGAATCCGCTGATCCTCGGCGGGGCGGAAGCGCTGCAAGAGCTGGGCGACCACGCGGAGG